TTTATGTCCATGATTAATTAAGATTACTCCTATTTCTCCTCTGTAATCGGCATCAATAGTTCCTGGACTATTTATAACAGTTATTCCTTTACTAAATGCTAATCCACTCCTTGGTCTTACTTGAATTTCATAACCAATTGGAATTTCAACATATAATCCTGTTTTAACTAGTAATTTATCGCCTGGATTAATAGTTGCACTATGTGTTGATCTAACATCACATCCAGCACTACCTATAGTTTCGTAGATAGGAAGATCATTATTTGATTTATTTATTACTCGAACTTCCATAATTAATTTTGTAATTGAACTAACCAATAATTAGAATCAAAATCAGTACCAGTAAAATCTATTCTAGCTAATCCGTTTGAAGAGACATGCATTGTTCCTTTATCACCTTTATTAGCAGTTAATACTTCTTTTAATTTATCAGCTGAAAAACATATTGGATCTAAATCATTTGCAGTGCCATCTAACTCAAATGTTACATTGTCTGAATTAATAGTTGTATAATTAATAATAAATTTAATTTTACCATTTTGTACTTGAACTGCAAAATTCTTTGCGTCAGGTAAAGCATTTTTTGCTTTGATAAATTTATTAACAAAATCATCATTTATATCTATTACAACTTCATATTCAGGTTCTGCATTAATAGTTGGGACAGCTGGTATAACAGAAGTATCAGCTAACATAAATGTCATTGTTGTACTTCCTTCTTTTATTTTCATTGCATAATTTTTACCTTGAGCATCTTGAACTTCTATATCAAGTTTCTCTCCAACTGCAGATAACATTTTTGTTAATGCGCCTGTATGATTAATTCCTAACTCTCCTGACATAAATGGATCTGTTTTCCATTTAACTTTACCTACTACGGTTTGATCTACATCTATTAATTCGCAATCAACAGATTGCCCATTAGCTTTAACAGTTACTGCTTCGCAATTACCTGCTAAGTAATATCTGTTAATAAATGATTGTAACTTACTTTTTTCCATTGTTCTACCTTTTAAAATTTAAAAAACTTATTGAATTGATTTGCATCAGTAGTTGATATACTATCACCACCAAATTTCTTGTATGTCTTTTTATATGTTGCATATACTTTCATTGCATTATCTGGGTCATCAAACATATCATGTAATGATAACACTACATCATATAAATCTTTTGGAATAGCTGTTTCTAGCAATTCAACATGATTATTGACTAATTTACTAACATCTTTTGCTATATGAACATATAAATGAGTATTATGTATCACCATTCTTGGCATACCTTCTTGACTGTATCTATCTAAGCCAGTTGCTGTCTGTCCACCTAAATAATCATATGTAAAGTCTTTACATGCAGGGCAACCTAAACAACATGGAACTTTTCTAGAAGTATCAATAGCAACAGTTTTATTAGCTCTATTAGCATGAGACTTTCTTCTATATTCATTATTTTTTGGAAAATATAATTCAGTAAATGTCTGAGTTTTATAATTACCAGAATGAAGATATGTTCCAAATACAGGATATTGTCCTGGAGAACTAGAATCTGTTGAAAATAATACTCTGTTATCAGTTAATTTATTAATTAGCTTTTGTAATGTTGCTAATATAAAAAAATCTGATATTTTTGATATACCTAATAAATGTATATATTTTACGTGTTTCTTTTCAAACTCTCGTTCTTTTAACATTAATGCTATAACATACATGAAGTCGACTAATTTTTTAGGACCTCCTATACACCACCCATTAAATGCAAAGTTCTTGAACTTATGATACCATTCTTTATATTCTTCATGATATGTGCCTTGAATAACATTTAAAAAGTCTGTCTTACCTGTTTGTTTAGATTCAAAATATTTAAAGTTATCAAAACTAATGTCCATAGATTCTGCAAATCTATTTTCATATTTAGCTCTAGGTGGAATATCTAAGTTTGCAGCAACATCTGAATTATGTTCTAACCATTCGAATATTCTCTCACGTATTGTACCGTCCCATTTTAGAGCTCCTGTTGCTATCTGAAATCCTCCAGAATCTCCAAATACTAATACCTCATCATCTAAACCTAACTGATCACGAAAATCCATTTTTTTGAAATGATGCCCAGCTGTAATTAAGAAATATGGATGTCTCCATTCCTTAGGATACTCTTTTGAAAAGAATCTTGTTGTGACTCCGTCTTCAAATTTAGTATTCTTCTTGAATGCAGACACCATACTACCTGCAGATAATGATGGGTAATATATAAAATTCTTATCCATTAATCAATTATCTTCCATGGCTCTTCACCTAATTTTGACAATTGTTGAAAGATAAAGGTTACTATTTCACTAGTTTGTTTATCCAAACAATTTTTTTGATCTAATTGTTCAGCTAATGCTTGAAATGGGGTCTCGATTGTAGACCTTATTTCTTCTATACCATTTACGTCAATTTTCATAATTATTCCTCGTTTTTATTTAATAAATGTTTACAATATTCAGCTTCATGCCAAATATTAATTTCTTGTTCTATTCCGTTTGATACAATATATCCTTCCA